ATTGAGCTTCTTTCTCAATTGCCATCCTGACCCAACGTTGTTCTTCATCAGTCAACGAATTAATGGATTTGAATTGGAGCATTAACTCCGCTATAAATTCAGTACGCTCTTCGGGTGACATGATCGTTCCTATCGGGGTGGAGGTGCTATACCACGGAAGCCCTGTCCACCACCAGTAGACCCTTGCGTTCCACGACCATAGCCAACTTTGTTAGCGTATTCTAGCCTTTTGCCAAACTCTTTTAATTGCTCTGGAGTTTCTCCAAGAGGCTTAGAGTAAGTTGCCGCTTGATATGCAACTTGGGCTGGTGCAGATGCTCCTGCAAGCAATGATCCACCTAGCAAACCTAGACTGCTCCAATCACCTGTTTCTTTGCCTTCTTTATAAGCAGACATCGCTCCTAAAGCGCCAAGAGACACGCCAGCAAGACGAGCCAAAGCACCAACAGAAGCAAAACCTTTTTGTGCATTAGCAATTTCTGATGGAGAAGATGCAGTTTTAAGCTTGTCAGACCAATATGAATGAGCTTTGCTTACGTCTTCAGCGGTAGGCTTGTAATCAAAATTGCCTTTTTCATTAATTGCATGATTTGTTCCAAGAGCTTCATTCCAAAAGTTAAGCAAATTTTGCTTGGGCTCTGGAAATCCACCTTTGGAAGTGCCAGCAGTTTTTACCTTTTTACCAGCCTCGTTGTAAACATCTTCAGGATAAGTGCCATAGCTAAGTTTTACACCTTCAGGCAAAGTGCTTTCAAAATGCCTCAACAAAGCTTTTGCTTCTTCTGGATTTTTACCATATTGCATGTGTTGCAAAACACTTCGTTGTTCGCTAGTAAATGCTTTTTTATCTGCTTCACTAAACAAAGGTACTTTTTCTTTAGCCGCTTTTTCTGCCGCTGTTTTTTGTTCCTCAGTTGGAATTACAGGAGCATTTGTTATTTCAGATGGAGGCGCAGGTGCATTTGTTTCCGCAGGAATTGTTTCTGGAGCAGCGGTAGTTGGAGGTGTAACTGTTTCTGGCGCATTTGAAGCAACATTAGGAGAAGTTTCAACAGTTGGCACAACATTAGATCCTGAATTTTGAATAACAGGAGTAGTACCAGATAATTCTTGACGAGCTTGATTAATAGCTATCTGTTGGCGTTGAAGTCTATGTTCTTCAGGGGTAAAAACAGGAGCTGTTTCAATAGTTTGAGGAGCTTCAATGTTATGAAGCTTTCTTAAAGCATCTAATTTATTTACCGGTTGATCGCTTCCAAATGTATCCGTAAACGTAGGATCAATAAACGGTTTGTTAGATGGTGAAGCAGGTGTTACAGATGTAGGAGGATTTTTGTCAATTTTATCTCGTAAAGAGCGATAAATAGCATACTCAAGACCAGCAGCACCTAATCCACCAGCAACTTTTGCCTCACCTGGTGTTAAAGTATTAAATCCCTCAACTGCATTGTCTTTCACAATATTTGCAGCAACAGGAGCAATTTCCCTAGTAGCAGCAACAGCATTTGGTTCTGGCGTTGCAGCCATTTGTTCATTTTGCCTAGCAATTAATGCTTTGCCTTCTGGAGAAGCTAAAGTTTCTGGAGTAAGTTTTTCCATTGGAGCAACAGGATTAATACGTCCTCTGCCAGCACCAGTAGGCATCTCATCAAATAATTCTCCTTTATATTCAGCCATTTAATTCTCCGTATGCAATGAATTATTAGGAGCGCGATAAACTTTTTTACCTTCACTAGAAAACTTTCCTGTATCTATTGATCCAGCAGGAATTCCTTTAGGCAAAGTTATCCGTGGAGGTTTAGCAACAGCAGGATTACCTGCAATAGCAGGAGCCGCTGGAGGAGGAGCAGCACCACCAGAAGGCCCACCATATTGAGATGGGTTACCTGCGGAAGCAGCTACAGGAGCAACAGCATTTGCTGGCGTTGCAGAAGGTTCAGGAGCAACATTAGAACCAACAGGAGCAATTCCAACGCCCATAGCTCCTGGGAAGCGTTGTTCTGTGGGTATTTTAGTTGGATCTGATTGAAAAGCTTTACTAATAGCTTTACCATAATCATTGGTAAGCGCTTTATGCTGTGGAGTATCCATAAATTTGGAGTCAAGTTCTCCAAAATCAGGAATTGTTTTTGTCTTTTTATAATCTTCTAAAGACTCATTAAAAAACTTTCTATAAGAAGCCATTTGTGCTGCATTATGGCGAACCAATAGCAATTGTGCTTCTAATTGAGATTGTTGATCTCCCAACTTTGTTGGTTGCAAACTAGCAATAAACGCAGGCTTTCCACTTAAATTTGCTTGTCCTTGAATTATTCCAACATAGGTATCGTATGCATTTAAAAATGCGTTTTGTGCTGCTGGACTTAATTTTTTTAAAGCCGCTGACTGTTTTAATGTTTCTCTATTTTGAGCAACATTTGTTTCTTTTCCACCGCCAGACGTGTTACCAGTTATATCTTGCTTAGTGTTCGAAGTGCCAGTAGTAACACCTGTACTTGCTTCACCAGAAATGTTTCCAGAAATATTTGCCGCTTCAGGCCCAGCTTTTCCACCACCAGAAACCTTACCGCCTTTTTCAGTTTTTACTGAAGTAGAACCACCTGTAGTTGTTATACCTTGCTTATTAGTACTTGCATTAACTGTGTCAGTTACAGCTTTGCTTAACGTTCCATAAGCGTCTTGTAACTCAGCAGAAGAAAGATTTGCAGTTTCATTTTTTATGTTATTTAATGTAGTTGCAGCCGATTCATCTGCTGATTTCCAAAATGTATAGTTTTCGTTGTTTCTTGCAACATCAGAATTAAGTTTTTTTGTCCGTTCTGATTTGGTAAGTTTTTCGTTTTCTGCTGCTTGCGTTTTTTCGTAAGAATCGTAACTAATTCCCAAGTCTTGTACATCTTGTGGGGATAATTCATTGCCTGATGCATCTTTAACTTTGGAAGTTTGTCCAAGCTCATTAACTGTTGCAATGTATCTGCCGCCATCTTTACCCCAAATAACTTGGTCTTTTTCTTGACCACCAGTTACATAATTAAGTGCAGCAGCTTTATTCCCCGTTAAATACGCAATAAGAGCAGTACCCCATTGAGGATGGTCTTTTTGAGTTTCCCAAACTTTAGCAACAGCTAAATTGCCAGCAGGAGTTCCAGCACCACCTGCTTTATCAATAGGAGAAACCCAAGCATTAAATTTATCTGCTCCATTTTGAATTACATTTTTTGCTTTAATTGCCGCATTGGCAACAGGATCTAAAGGATCGGATTTAATTACATTATTTAATTGATTTATTTTGCCTGTTGGATCTGGATGATCTATAGCATTGTTGTAATCTGCAATACGTTGTTTACGTTGTTGAGCAATTACTTCATCTGCACTTGGAGCAGATATATCTACAGGATTAACCAAAGAATTTGCTTCAGGCGCAATTGGAGTTAAAGCAATAGGTTCAGCCATTTTGAGCCTCTTTTATAAAATCAATACCATCTTGATGAGGTACTGCTTCCTGATCCATAGACATATTAGGTGGCATAGCATAGGGTTGTGATGCTGGCATACCAGTATTTAAATATGGGTTTACATCAGGTTTTTCTGGAGGCTTAATCATGTGAAGTTTTCCACCTGAAAATCCTATCCCAGCAGGTTGTAATGTTTTATTTAACCATTCTTCAGCACCTGATTTTTGAAGCCCATAAGCGGCTAAAAATGCTCCAATACCATCTTTAGAATCAGAATGCGCCATTTCTTGGCCAAATTGACTTAAACCAGCACCAGCAAAAGGACTTATAGCCATGATTAATCCTTACTGAAGGTTAATTTTAGAACTTTTGCTAGAACCAGTAGATGTACCACCTTGAGTACCAGCATAGTTGGGATTAGTAGAAGCTTGAGGCGTACCAAACACAATAGAGGCATATTTACTATACAGGTCTTGTGGCGCTCCAGCGTAATTAATACGAGAAGCAGCAGCAGTATTTGCAGCATTCAGACCAGCACCACCAATGTTAGCCAATTGATTAGCAGCAGCAGCTTTATTAGCCTGAACTTGGGCTTGCGCTCCAGCAGCAGCAGTAGCCTGACGTTGAGCATTTAAACTGGCTAGATTCTGGTCTGCCAAAGCCATACGAGACGATCCTAGACCACCAGCACCACCGTACATGGCATTTTGTCCAGCTTGAGATTCACGAGCAGATTCACGTCCTGCTTGCAATGCAGCATTAACTTGATTGCTTTCATAATTAGGATCAAACAAGGATTGAAGTCCTTGTACACCAGATAACAAACTACCAGCCCCTACAGCACCCTGTAAAGCCCCTGTTTGACCCGCTACGTTAGAAGCATTCTGAGCAGCACTAGTAACGCCACCAGCAGTCTGGTTGTATATATCTCTTGCGCCGGTTACCGTATTTTGGTAAGCAGGAAGAAACGTATTCTTTAATGCTGCATTTTGTATGGAAAGCGTTTCCCGTTGTTCAGGAGTCAATGTAGCAGTAGTTGTCTGATTACCAGAAGATTTACCCATTCCCATGATTACGCTCCTTTGCCTTTGCCAAAACCACCGGCAAATTGATTGCTTGAATTATCCCACGAACTTTGTTGTCCACCAAGACCTTGACCAATAGTGTTGGAATATGCGTTTGGCATTCCCATTTCAGGTTGATTACCTTGACCTGGAAACGTCATCGATCCTTGAGAACCTTGCAATGCTGTATTATCGCTTCCGCTTTTACCACTCATGGTTGCATTTGGAGTTTGTTGATTTCTAACAAAACTATCCCCTCCACCTTTTCCAGAAGATGAACTTTGAGGTGACTGAACTTGTGCAATTGATGAACCCATGATTTTTCCTTATTAACTGGTACGTTGCCATATATAAACTACGATATACGGAGAAATAGTTGTTACTGCTGTTCCAGAACCTGTAGAACCATTAACTATACTTACACCTGTTAATGAAGCCGATGTGTTTGCATATTCCAAACCAGTCGCAGTTCCTCCTTGAATTTGAAGATTAACGTTTGCAACTGTTGCTCCAGTTTGAGCATGTGAGTGCCCTGGATCATTAAGATAATTAGGATGAGTATGCGGAGGAAGATTAGCAACTGAAAGACTTGTTGTAGCTGATCCTCCAGTATATCCAGCTAAGTATGAACCGCCATCATAACCAATCATCATCTTTCCTAAACTAAAAAGCGACCATGTTCCAAATCCCAATAAAGTTGCTGGATTAGTACTATTAGAAGCATTTGTATAAATTGAACCAACAGGAAAAAGAAGATTTCCAAATGCTGCTACTAGTGCTGATGCTGCTCCTGCTGTTGTAGTTGCACCTGTTCCACCTTTGGAAATAGGAACTGGCGCATTTAAAACAGTAGGCGCTACTTGACCAGAACTGTCAAGACTATTAGAAAAATTAGCAAGATTAATTGCTTGAGTCATTTTGTTGCCTTTAATTGTTTAATTTGTCTTTTTAACGAATTAACTTGTTTTTGCATTTCTTTAAACATTTCCATGATTGTTGGAGGATTGTCTATAACAACAGGATAATCCATACCAATAACACCCGCAGAACTCAAAGATGATGTAGAAGCTTCACCGCTACTATTAAATGATACATATTGGCTTGGTTGACCACTAAAACTTAAAGCGCCAACCAATGTGTAATTGTAAGTCAATGCTCCAGAACCAGGCATTGTGTAATCAGTACCAGGACGAAGCAAAACTCCGTTAAACCACATTAAATGTGAATTACGATAAAAAGGCGTAGAAAATACTACATTTGTAGTTCCAGAATTTGTTTCCGTATAATTTTCACCAAAAATAAGAGCATTAGCATTATTAAACGAAAATGAAACAATAGTTAATGATCCACCGACAGAAGGCGTATTTAATATGTAACCTTGATTAGTACCATAATATGAGTAATCAGTATCAACAAGTAATACACCATTTAAAAATAATACTTCTGAACCATTTGCATAAGTAGATGAAATAACTGTTTGACCATTAGTTAATGTTTGGCTAGATGTTACAAAAGGTACTTTATCCGCAGATGTAGTTCCGTCAATTAAACGAATATAATAAATTGCTATTACATCATTTAATGTGCAAGCATTAGTAAACGTAACATTGGTACTTGTTCTTGTGTAATCAGTTGCTGGTTTAAGAAAACAACCATTACGGAATACTAATATTTGATCTGCTTGGGCATTAGAAAAAGTGAATACAGTTTGACCAGCGGTGGCATGAGTCAACATTGAACTAAAACGAACTTGATCTAATGCATTTGTCTGCTGAATTCGTCCAAATTGGTCAACAACAATAGATGACACTGTTGCTGGATTAATGCTAAATCCACCTGTGTTTCGTCCTTGTCCATAAGGATCAAGATTGATATTTATGATGCCATCAACACCTGGCGTAGAGTATGCCAATCGACCATCTGTAGGGCTGGTAAGATTTGTAACAACTTGGCCTGATCTTGCATATACGTCAATGTAGGGATCAATAGACGTTGTTTGTGCTGAAACGTTTATCCATCCTGAGTTATCAGGAGCATCTTGCGTCAAACTAAATTGAACAGTATTTCCGCTTGCTGTTCTTGCCCAAAGATTTACAGTGGTAAGAAAAGTTCCTCCAGCAGAAAACCATGTGTAATCAGCAGGGTTGCTATCTAATGTAAGAACAGCAGATGCTTGTATACCAAAAAAAGTTTTACTAGTAGGATCAGGAGTTATTCCTGAACCATAAATATCTGTTGCGTAACGAATCAAAAGATATTGATACGGAGATTGAACAATTAATGGTGTTTCGGAAATAATTCCAACAGAATCAACTGATCCTAATGTAGCAACATCAAGATTAATTACATCATTTTTGTATTCAATGTATCCAATTGGTTTATAAGTTGACGGTAATAAATCAATATTACGAGCACCAAAAGAACGATAGTACAACTTATATGTTGAACCAAAATCAAATGGCGACCATTCGTAATCAGATGCTGTAATAGATATTGATCCGTCTACACTTGTATATAAACCATAAAACGTTTTTCCAACAGAAGAACTGCTAAATCCATCTCCTACAGAACTTGTTCCATAACGAATAACCATGTACTGGTTAAATACAGCAAATGGATTGTCAAGGTCAATAGATCGAACTGGTACTACACGCCAGTTTTGATTGGAGTCAGGAGAATTTTCGGATACAGCAAAAGAAGCGTGTCTACCACCAGCAGTAGTAACCCAAAGAACTTTACTTATTCCAAATCCACCAGTTACTTGAACCCAGGTATAGTCAACAGGATTTGTGCTTTCCGTGGCTGTATCGTCATTGCGAATGCCAAAGTACAAACGTCCATAAGGATTGTCGGAAAAGTTTAATCCAGAAGTATTGTCTGCATATTTAATATCCAAATACCTATATTGATATTGAATAATTTCTCCAATTGAATTGGAAACAAAACCTGATACTGGATTGTTTGATACGTTATAAGAACCTGACGGAACTCCGTTATTTAAATTACCCAAGATGTAATTAACCGCTTCAGATATTTCTGAAAACGTTGGATTTCCATCAAGAGCGAAAGGCATTAGAACGCATCCTCAGTAACAGTTGCTTGCCAGTTAATGGCCGTCAGATTCCAAGTATCTGTAGCATCATTGGATTGGACTTTAACAGAAACAGTTCTTACGCTGTTTTGTTGGCTGGTTACCCAAGGGTTGTCTGT